CGCGTGTTTTTTTTTTTGTTACCAGTACTCATAATCACGAAGATGATCTTGCCACGTGCCAACATTCTTAGGATAGTGATATGCACGATCCAAAATATTTAAGCTCAATAGGTATTCCCTACTCGGAAAACCTGAATGTTCAATTTTAAAATTGATTTTTCGCAAATATTTCACATCTTGCTCTAACCATTTTGGTATATTAGTTTGGAGATAATGCTCACCCACCAACTTAACGGAAATTTCATAAGATCTATTATACAAGAAGGCAATCATATAATATGATACAGGATCAACCCCAAGAGTATCATAAGCTAAACCTATCAACCTAGACAGATTCATATAAATTGGGGCACCACGATCCCTAGGGACACCAACTCTCCATTCATACTGCTGAATAGGACGCCAAGACACTACTTTAGAAATCTTGGGATTAAAAGCTTCCAAGCTAAAATTCGAGGATTCAATTAAATAACGCTTAAGATAACTAGGACCCGTATAAACTCGACTAAGAACTTCATTATTAACCACTCTCAACCTCGTTAACAAACTACCAAATTCTTCTTTATTCTTCATCTGGATTCCGTGCGCACTAGCCATATAGGCGGCAAAACCATCCACGTTAACCCATTTACTAGCACTCCTCGGATAAGTTTTCAAGAAATCATCACCATAAACAAATATTGCTATCATTCTATAAGCCACCATACGCCAAAGCACCTTCCGATTTGATACATCCACATTGGCCATCACCGAAAAAACATACGACAACCAATAAACAATACCAACTATCCACGAATCACCATGAGAAGTCTCAAGAGAGCCCGAAGGCATTACTCCAACCAATAACATATAATCTTTAATCCAACGAACTGTTTTACCCGCAAGTTGTTCAGCACAACTTTCTAGAATATATTGAAAAGCTCTATAGTGAGGATCAGCATCATCTCTCTGAATCCACATTTGTGCAAACATAACATATAACACTAGAGGAATGGCTGTGATTGACGTATCAAGAGATTTAATATCACCGGAAGCAATTAATTGTTCACCAGAAGCTGTCCTTTCCCACGTACAACAAACATTAGTAGGCGAATCACCAGGGAGACTAACTCGTTTCCACTGATCTGTACGATCACCTAATAACGCATTTGACAACATATATGCTCCTCCTTTCGTCCAAGAAAAGCCTATTGAAATATTAACTGTCTGATTACGCGCACTCCTATCACCATATATACTCATACAATCAGGGAAATATGTGCGCTCACCTTTAATTCGCGTAAGAAAAAACTTATGCAACATCGAATCATTAGAAAGAAAGAAAAGACGAGACTTAAAATACATTTCTTTGACGCTATTTTTGTCCAATTTATCAACATCAATCGCACTTAGATTCTGCTCCTTAATAGACATCGTAGTAATAAAAGCTTTTATCCGTTTCTCATAAGGAACCAAACCATCCTTCGTTTCATCAATTGCAACAATATAAGCTTCAATCATTTCTCGTAACATTACCATCTGAGCCTGCTTCTTATTAGGATGCTCAGTAAATTTTACCAAAGTATAATCATCAACTTGAACAGGATCAATCCTCGGCCAATGTCGAAACCCACACTTTGTATCCCCAAATGTGAACAACTTTAAATCATCTGCATCAAATGAAAATTTAAACTGCTGCAATTTAACGCAATATTTGTAATAAAAATTTAGCGCTCTATGAACATCATTAAAGTTAAAACCAGGAAGAAAAGAAATATAATTCTTAGGAAGCTTTGACAACTTTTCTCCCAAATT